CCCAAATCAATCCGTTAGTACCATCTGAGCCAATAATTTGTCCTGGAACACCAGACTTATCAAAGGCAATCATTGCATTTACTTTACTGTCAACGTTTTTGAACTGACTATAATTTGAATATTTACTAATTGCAGACATACTTTAACATTATAAAATATTTTATAAAGTTAAACATAAAATGGAAGTGTTTGGAATAGTTTTTTTGCTTTATATTTGTTTTTTATGGAGTCTTTATTGGATGTATAATATGCTTTTTTTCTTAGACGATGTGGAATAGGGTTAGCGTGATAATAATTACGTTGAAAATAATTCCACGATTCTTTAGTCTTCTGATTCCCTTGAATTCCAAGGTAACATTTATTTTTATTAACACACTTAATAGTATCTATGTAATGCTGTTCTCTAATAAATCTGTCTTCCAATAAACACGATTCGATTTCTTCTATACCATACTCACCACTATCAATTATTTGATAACTACTAATTTTTTTAGTATTTTTACCACGCTTAAAGGAGTCCCACGAAAGAATGTGCTGTGCTAAACGAACTTGTAAATCTAACCCAGTGCTTCCAATGTATACTAATTCTGAATTTGTAATTGAATAAAGTTTATACACAATCGGCATATTCTATAGTATCATTTTTTTCTAAGGTTTCAAACGAATTTTCTAATTGTTTCTTTAAGTAGTTTTGATGCATAATAGTTTTTTTATGATTAGTTGTATTACCAAATGTATATTTCCCTCCACAAGGGCATTCATACTTTTCTTTTTTTTTTTCAAGAATTTGTTCTTTATGTTCATCATAATATATTTTCTTTTGTTCAAGAATTTGTTCTTTATTATTTGCATGATATTCTTTATTTGTTTCAACAATTTTTTCTTTATTATTGTCACGCCATATTTTACATTTTTCAAGAATTTGTTCTTTATTATTTGTACGATATTCTTTTGCGTATTCAATCTTTTTTTCTTTATTATCTTCATAATATTCTTTACTTGTTCTTGAAGGAATTAATTTATTCACACAATCATTATTTTGAATATGAAATCTTTCTCTAACTTTTAATTCATCATTGGAAGAACATGGAACTAATTCCACTAATTCAATATAATAGTCATTTTCTTCCAAGATTATAAAAGAAGTTATAAAAGCAAATTTTCCTTTTTTCCAAGATTTTAAAGTACTAACATGACCAGTCAATCTTCTCGCCAAAGTCGGCTCAGTAGTAGAACCAAAATATTGCTTACCAGTCTTTCGGCAAACAAGTTTATATATTTTTCCACGAGCGTAATTGTTTGGCATACTATATTATACTATTTACTACTATCTTTTTAAGTAGTTTTAACGAGTCAAAGGGACAAATTTACTAACTATCACATCAATAGGCAATCCTGTTTCTTCTCGTTGGTCTTCCAAAAATTGTAGATAATCTTCTAATGAGTAACCTAGATTATGCATTAAAGCTCTTAAACACACGTGGCGACCACAAGTTGCGATAGCTGGGTCTTCTGCTTGTAATCTTGCCTTGTTATATACAATTTCATCTTCATCATTGACTGTTTTCATTAAATCATGAAATTCTTTTTTGGATTGTCCAAGCATCTTGTTCATTGCTGCAGTAACAAAATTCAATTCTGATTCTAATGTACAACCGTAACTATCATGCTGTTCAATACGATTTCCATCACGAAGTAATAGTTGCCAATGGCCACTGTTATCTTTCATCTCACAAAGAACTACACAAAAATCTTTTTCATTAGGAAGAAGGTCATAAATAGTTTCAAAATTATCCATGTCTTTAAATTCAATAATTTTTGTTCCTTGACCTAAAATGTGACGTATGTCTGCATCTGATAAAGAATATGCAAGTGTTTTCTTCATATTTTCCATAGCTCTATTTCTGTTTATTTTTTTCAATCTATCCATATGTTAAATAAACATTATTTTTTTATTATTACAACTTAATGAAGTACCAAGGCGGAAAAGCAAAAATTGCAAAAGAAATTGCTGAATATATACGAACAAATGCAACTAAAAATATATTGTTCAGTCCTTTTTGTGGTTCTTGTGCAATTGAAAGATTATTAGTAAAAGATTTTGAAATATGTTTCTTTAATGATATATCAACAGACTTGATTTTATTTTTAAAAGAATTAAATTGTTTTACATTTCCAACAGAAGTAACGGAAGAAAAATATAAAGAATTAAAATATTCAGAACCTTCTTCCATGAGAGGATTTGTAGGTTTTTTTCTCTCATTTGCTGGTAAATTTTTTGGTGGTTATGCACAAAAATATCAAAAAGGTAATCGTGATTTTCTTAAGGAAGCAATAGATTCTTCCAAGAGATTACAATTAGACTTAAAAGGAGATATAATATTTGATTCAAAAAGTTACGACGAATTTACACCTTTTGGCATGTGTATCTATTGCGATCCTCCTTATTTAAGGACGACAGGATACGGAGACTTTGATCACGATAAGTTTTGGAGTATTATGCGAAAGTGGAGTGAGCATAACGACGTTTTCGTAAGTGAATACGAAGCCCCCGAGGATTTTGAGTGTATATTTGAAATACAAAAAAGGGTTACTCTTGGCAAAGTTAAGACACAAATGAGGACTGAAAAATTATTTAAATTGCGTATTATAATTTAAAATAATAATATTATAAATAATTATAATGGAAGAACAATTTATTGATAATTTGAAAAATAGAGGAGTTTCTGATAATTCAATAAAGTTGTATTTGTTTCAATTGAGACAGTTAAATGGAGGTGAGTTGCAAAATATAGAATTTTTGAGAGATATTCCTGAAATTTTAAATAAATTAAAGAAATACAAGCCTTCAACTGTTCGCACAAAACTTATTTCTGTTATAGCGTGTCTTAAGACACAAGATGAACCTGAATTACTTAAGCAATATGCAGACATAGTAAAACAGATCAACGACGATACAGATGCTACAATTAAATCTGAATCACAAGAAAAAAATTGGATGAGTAAATCTGAAATTATGAACATTTGGAATCAATATGATAATGAAGTGAATACATTTAAAGCAAAAAGAAAGATTACTAAACCACAGGAAGAAATTTTATTACGATTTGTAATATTAAGCTTATATGTTCTTATTAGTCCTCGCAGAAATTTGGACTACTACAAAATGAAGATTGTGAAAAAAATGACACCTGATTTGAGTACAGAATTCAACTACTTGGATTTAAAATCAAGACAATTTGTATTCAACAATTACAAGACCAAGAAGACATATTCTCAACAGATTGAAGAAATTTCTAATGATTTATGGTATGTTATTAAAGCATATTTGAAATATCATCCAAAAGATTGTGACTTCTTCCTTTCTATTGATGGAAAGCCTTTGCCTCATTCAAACAGTATAACCATTATTTTAAATAAAATCTTTGGAAAAAGGGTCGGATGCAGTATGCTTAGAAATATTTTCATGACTGATAATTTTAAAGAATTGCAACCTATGCTTGAAAATTTGAAACAAAAGTGTCAGGAACTCGGAACGTCGCCTGCCAATGCTTTAAACAATTATATAAAAAAGAATTAAAAAACATTATAAAATTTTTGTCGCTGGGACAAAAGAAAGAAAGTCTTTCTTTTGTCCCAACGACTTGCCGGTTAAAAAGTCAAAAAAGTCGTTGGGACAAATCCGGGCATTGTCCGGATTTTTCCCAACGACATAATGTATATACTTGTAGAATTCCACAATATATATCAAATCATGCAATATTTGGCGACATTTCTTATAATTTTATGGTGATTTTCAATATTATTTTGACACATATTTAGTGCAAATGATAATTTCTTTTCGCATTCTGCTGGATATGGCGCCAATTGATTATAAATACTATAAATTTTCTTATCCATTTCTTTTACAAAGTCAAGCATTTGTTTTTCATTTTTTACCCATGATTCTTCCATTAAATAAATTATTACTCGTCTTGTATCAGTACAGTAAATTGGCTTGTCATCTAATTCATCAAGATGGTCAATAATAATATTGGTTAGTCCTTTGACGTAACCCAAAATGATTATTGTATCCAAAGTCTTTGGTGTTAATTCAATTGAATCGGTAAATTCTTTAAATGTTATATCGCATTCTTTTAATTTTTTTTTGGGACCTTTGCGTGGTTCTTCTGTTGGCATTATATTTTGTAATTCAAATTTTAATAACTTATTCTCAAGCTGTATTTTTTCCATTTCTGATTGCAATAATTTATTTTCAAGTGAATTTGTAGTCTTTTTACATGTATCTTTCTTCTTGTGTCTGCAATAATTTGACTGATGTTTAAATTCAACTTGACATTTTTCGCAAATATATTTTTTATCTTCCATAATCTTTATGAATAATTTTCTTTAAATACTTTTATTATATTCTTAAAAAGGAATTCTAGAGTATATATCGCAAACAATTTATCCCCCTATGTCAAGGAATTCTAGAGTATATATCGCAAACAATTTATCCCCCTATGTCAAGGATAAAAAAAGGTATAGGGATAAGGATAATTGTGATAATAGAGATAATCGTGCATTTTCCACAAGTATATACGCACCCTTTTTATATACTTGTGGAAGAATTTGAAAAAATGTTATCGTAATAGTTTTTTTACTTGTTCAAAAGAAATTAAAGCATTATGGTGTAAATTGGAGAATTCAAGAATATATAGGCGACGGAATTTTTTTTTCCGAAGTCTCGGAGATTTGAGAGATATTTCTGCCAACTATTAATTGGCAAAAATACTCTAGAATTTCTCCAGCCTTAACTATTCCTTTTTTTTTCCTCTTTTAATAATAATAATAATAATAATAACAGAATACAACACTGCTTTATCAGTAAAGAAAAAATAAAAGTAAAAAATCATGGTGTTGTGCAAAGGGTATTTCTTATGTGTCAGTGTCTAGTAAAAAAACCCTTTTAAATTAATTTAAAAAAAATGAGATGTTAATAGTAATGTTACAAGTCTTTGCATATCTTTGTGAAAAGTGTAAATTCATGACAAACAATAAAAAAGATTATCGCCGACATTGTGAAACTCCAAAACATTTAAAAAATGGAAAAAAAATGTGCAAAGAGGAAGATAAATACGAACAATTTCAAAATAAATTGGAAGAAAATACATTGAAAGAATTTTATTGTGAATTTTGTTTATTTGAAACAGATAATAAAAATCATTACCATCGTCATTTAGATTCTTTAAAGCATATCAAAAAACAAGAAGAAATAGATGAACGGAAGAAATTTTATCAAGAGTTAAAAAAGAATAAGGAAATGATTGATAAAGAAGAAGAACAAAAAGCAAAAGCTGAAAGAATAAGACTTTCCATAATTGAAAATAATAGATTTCAAGAATATATAAATTCCTGAGTATTCCACAAGTATATATTTTTGTCGGTGGGACAAATCCGGGTAATCCCCGGATTTGTCCCACCGACTTGCCGCTTAAAATCTTAGCTAATTCTTTAATGTATTCCACAAGTATATATTTTTGTCGTTGGGACAAATCCGGGTAATCCCCGGATTTGTCCCACCGACTTGCCGCTTAAAATCTTAGCTAATTCTTTAATGTATTCCACAAGTATATATTTTTGTCGGTGGGACAAATCCGGGTAATCCCCGGATTTGTCCCACCGACTTGCCGCTTAAAATCTTAGCCAATTCTTTAATGTATTCCACAAGTATATACCGCAAATATATTAAAGATATTGTGCGTATATACTCTAGAATAATGGAACAATTAGCAGCAAGAATTCACGAAAAAATTCAATCTTCAGTGCATGAACAACGTCCTTTTTGCGATTTTCCAATCAAAAGCATTTGTGGAATGAATGTACATCTTGAACTTGTATTTTTGTCATTAGGTGCAAATACAAAACAAGTCAGAATTTGTATTGGAACATACGATGTTAGCTACGCTGCACATTCAGAAACGCAATTATTTGCTCACACATTAGAAACAATTCAAAATATAGAATTTTCATTTTTCACGATTGAAAAGATAATTGATTATATCAAGCAAATGCTTGAAATAATTCCAAAATTGAAACTAGATAAACTCAAGTCATGTTTAACAGAAAGCGAACCAATTGACACGACATATTTTGATTTATTTAAATTTGATAACACAGTGCTGCTCTATGATGTATGTTGTGTGTGTTATGAAAAATGCAACACAACAACCGAATGCAAACATCCTCTTTGTATTCTTTGTGTGTCAAAATTATCGGGATACGAGAGCGAAGATGAAGATACAGAATACGATTGCCCTTTATGTCGTGAGAAATTTAAATATATAAGGCGTAATTGATTTAAAGACATTGTGCTATAATATGCTATAAGATGCCAAGGAAACCGATTGAATGGAACAAATGTATCATCTATAAAATATGGCAAGATGATGACTTTTATGTTGGTTCAACGACTGACTTTACGAATCGGAAACGTAGTCATAAATGTAGTTGTAAAATAAGTAATTTAAAAATATATCAAACTATTCGTGAAAAGGGTGGATGGATTGCATGGCAAATGACTCCTTTGGAAGAATATAAGGAATGTCAAACACAAGTTCAAGCGAGAATACGAGAAGAGGAATGGCGTGTTAAATTGAACGCAAATTTAAATTCACGGAAATGTTTTGGTGCAGAAACAAGACAAGAATATGATACACAATATCGTCAAGAACATAAAGAAGAACTTTCTGAAAAAGCAAAAATATATCATCAAGAACATAAAGAATACCTTAACAAAAAAGCAAAAGAATATGCTGAAAAAAATAAAAAAGAAATTGCAGAAAAATATCAAAAAAATAAAGAAGAAATACTTAAAAAAAATATAATATATCGTAATGAACATAAAGAACAAATAAAATTACATCAAAATCAAAAATTTGAATGCAAATGTGGTGGAAAATATACACATGGTAGTAAAGCAAGACACGAAAAATCAATTATTCATCAAATATATTTAGCGACAATTTAATTTTTAATCTTTATCAAATATAATGGAGCTCATACGTTTAGTGACGCAAATAATTAATACGGATCCTCGTGAAACGGAAGAGATTATTCTTCCAATTGAAACAATTAATGAACTTCCAGTTACAGTAAAAATAAGTATTACTCCGAATTTATATAATTATTTATTTTTTATTGATGTAGAATGTCATGAAATTATGACGGAAGAATATGAAGAAGTTCCATTAAAATTACTAACTAAATTCTTTTACGAGATTGCAATAGTAAATCCTGTTTTTGAAGTTGATGAATTTTTAAATTATTTTAAAGGAATAATTAATGGTTTGAAATTTGATAAGATTAACGGAAGTATAAACGATGAGGAACAACAAGATATGAAATTTTTCCAAGAAATTATTTCTAATCCAAATATATCTTTTGCAACTACTGAGCAGTGTTCAGTTTGTATGGAAGAAACAAAGACAAAAACAAATTGTGACCATACTTTATGCCTTATTTGCTGGAGCAAGATAAAAGGTGAGAAACGTTGTCCGATTTGCAGAGAGATTTTATTTAAAAAGTGATAAATCAACACACGAAAAATCAATTATTCATCAAACATATTTAGCAACAATTTAATTTCTTTTCTTATATCATAATGCCCCAACTAACTCATTTGAATAATGAGATGAATGTTATTAATCGTAGAATAGTTAAATCCATGATGAGACAAGCAACCATTCAAGCACCGGATGTTCCAGTCGCACCAGTGGATAGTGATGTAAATCAAAATTATCTTTCATTAATGAAATCGCTAACAACTATTTTACTAAGTTTGAGAGAGATGTTTGCATATAGATTTGGAATACAACCTGAAGGAGAAGCAGAATACGAAGAATATGATTTTGGTGACGAACAATCATTTATTGACCCATTTCAAGCTTCAGAACAAGGTTCAGTACAAGGTTCAGTACAAGGTTCTCAATTTTCATATGCACCTTTTGGTTCTCAAGGTTCTCAAGCATCAGCACCAGTTCCAGTTAGAGCATTATCTCAAGTATCAGCACCGGAAGTATTATTTGGATATCCAAGACAAAGACAAGAAGGATTAAGTCAATATTCTGAACCACGTCGTGCTGAGCAAAGCATACAAGAAAATATAGATTATGCTAGAGGAAATTCTGTTGTACTAAATTCTTTAACAAGAGAAGTAGTAAATTGTCAATTTCTTGTGGAAGAATTACCATTTAATCAATTATCAAAAATACAAAAACAAAAATTAAAAGTAATTATTGTTAAAATTAATAAAGTCAAAAGAGTAATTAATATTGGAGTTGCAAAACCTATTTACACCAAATTAAATAAGATAATAAATCGTATTACATCAAGTTTGACTAGCGAAGGTTCTGCATCCGAATTTATACCAAGAACAGAAGATGAAATAGCACCAGTTGAAGGTGATGAATTAATTGGATATGGACGTGTTGCATCGGGTGTTATTTGTGGAAGTACAACAAGCGTTTATGGTGCAGGAAGAAAGCATCCGATGCTTTCGCCAGCAATGTTTGCAGCACATAATGTCAATAATGTTAATGCTAATTTTGATTATAGTCTTCAAAAACGGAACATATAAGGACTTAAATACAATGTCGTATAGAGTTGTATAGAGAATGCCAAAACAACCAGTTGATTATAGCAAATGCGTAATTTACAAAATAGTTTGTCGAGATGAATCTGTTACAGAATGTTATGTAGGACATACAACAAATTTTAAAAGTAGAAAAAATCAACACAAATGTAGAAGTAAAACAATTAATTTCAAACTTTATCAAATGATACGAGAAAATGGTGGTTGGGATAATTGGACTATGACTCCTATTTGTGAATATCCTTGTGAAAACCTTATTCAAGCGTGTATTAAGGAAGAAGAATGTCGTATAGAATTACAAGCAAGTTTAAATTCTATGAAAGCACATCAAACAAAAGAAGAACGCAAAGAACAAAATAAAGTATATTCTCAAAGTGAAAAAGCACAAGAATATCGTGATAAACATAAAGACGAACTTGCTGAAAAGGCAAAAATATATAAACAAACACATAAAGAACAAATTGAAAAATATAGAAAAGAGTATGTAAATAAAAATGCAGATAAAATTTCAACTAAAAGAAAAGAATATTACAAGTTAAATAAAAAAACAATTATTGAAAAAACACAAGAATATCGTGAAGCACATAAAGAACAAATTGAAAAAAATAAAAAAGAACATTTAAAAGAATATTTAAAAAAATATCAACAAGAACATAAAGAACAAATTTCAAAAAATAAAAAAGAGTATGCAGAAAAGCATAAAGAAAAAACAGATGAGTATCAAAAACAATGGAGAGAACAAAATAAAGAAAAAAAAAAAGAATACGATAGATTATATCGTTTAGCAAAGCGAAACAATTAAAATGATTTAAAAGAACATGAAACCAAATGGAGAGAAATTTATTCAAATGCTTATTCAACTCAATCATCAAATGTATATAAAATATAAAAAATATGATGATATTCCAAGTCAAATTACAATTACTTTTACTCCGAATGAAATAACACGATTTGATATTAAAATAATAGTAAATAGTAATGGAACGCAAACAAATTGATTACAACAATTCTTTAACAAAAGTAATAAATTTAATGTCAATCACAAGAAAATATAAGGTTGTTGGTTCAGCAAACCTTCGCACATCAGAATTTATACAAGATTATGATGTAGATGAAATGTTCAAGACAAAAGGTAATGAAGCAAAAATATTGGATTCTCTTACAGCACGATTTAAGGATATTTTCAAAATATCATATAAGAATCCAGAACTATTTATTACAGATTTTAAAGCAGGAACAGATCCATCCTATTCAGAAGACGACGACCGCTTTAAGTTGCGTTGGAATAAAGAAGATATGAAAAAGGGATACAAAATTCTAGGAAATGGTGAAAAGAAATTCTTCCGTGATTGTCTTATGGATAAAAGTCGTTTAAAACTAGATATGATTTATTTATTGAATGGAGAATTTATTGAAATATCAGAAATGTATAGATTAAATATTAATGGAAGAAAGAATTATGATGATGCAAATATTGAACAAGAATTAAAAAATGAAATTAAAAAGTATAAGAAACAAGGCAAATATTTCAAAGTATTGAAACGCAAATTTTCTTTAGCAAAATGGAAAGGAATTATTAAAAAAGATTACATTGATATCTTTAACGGACAAGCAGGTCTTTTAAATAATCTAATCAATCAATTAAAAATTATTCAAAACATTTGCTTACAAACATTTCGCAAGCCAAAACTTGATGATGTACGAGCCAATTTACAATCTATAAAATTCAAATTAAGTAGTGTTTATGAAATTTATCATCCAAACTTTAGCAGTAAACTTGATGCGATCTGTAAAAAACCATTGAGCAAAATATATGACTCTTTAACGCCTATCATAGATAATCTTGAAAAACAATTGAATAAGTATATGAAAAATATTTAGATTAAGATATCAACAGAAATTAGTTCAAACTGAAAAATAAATAATATCTTTATATAATAATGTTAAATATAGAACAAGATGGGATGCCAATATGTAATATTGAAACTAAAACAAAAAGTAGAAAAAAAACGATTTATGTAGATGATAAAGGAGAAAGCATGCATCCGTTTAAGGAATTTCGTACAAACAAAGACGAAAGATTACAACAAATATATCCAAAAAAAGGTCGTGTGATAAGCATGATAAATGGATGCTCGGGTTCGGGTAAATCAGTATATGCGTGTAATTTAGCAAATCAATACAGAAAACAGAATCCCGAAAATGATATATATTTATTTAGTGCTGTTAAATCAGACCCATCGGTTGATTCAATTAAAGGCTTACGAAGGATTACTTTATCAAAATTCATGGCAGATGAAGAAATTGGAATGGAAGATTTTGCTGACTCGCTTGTAATCTTTGACGATTGCGACACTCTGTCTGACAAATTGGAACATAAAAAAGTATTAGCATTGTTTAATAAAATAGCACAAGAGGGACGACACCACGATATTTCTTGTATATTTACAAGTCATTTAGCATGTAATGGAGCACAAACAAAAATTGCTTTGGCAGAATCACATACAATTACTTTTTTTACAAAAACAATGCAAGGCCGTTCTCTCAAATACTTATTGGAAAATTATATGGGATTGGATAAAGAACAACAAAAAAAATTGAAAAGTTTGGATTCACGAGCAGTTACTTGGTGTAAAACATATCCACAAGTAATACTTTCAGAGCATGAAATATATGTGCTTTAAATTCGTTTTATGAATATATTTATTTTATACTCATAAAATATGCTAGGAGAACATGGCAAAAGCGAACAAAAAAATAAAAGATTTTATATAGATGTAGAATTGAATGGTAATAAACAACGATTTCATTACGGTGATCCAAATGGTTTTACGTATATAGATGGAGCAAATGATAAAACTCGCGAAAATTATTGGAAACGACATTGGGGGAGTCAAAGCGAACGAGAATATATAGCAAATCTAATTCCGAGCCCTGCATTATTTAGTGCAATGTTACTTTGGGGAAAATCACACGACTTTTACGAGAATTATGACACGTTGAATAAACTATTGAAAAAAAAATATAATGCATAAGTATGCGAATTACAAAAAAATGCGAAGCAATGTATGGAGGACAAATGACACGTGATTTATTCAACTATCACAGACAAATAGGCGGCAAAATGAGCATTTCACAATTTCAAAAGTTTTTGACAAATAGTTATAGCAAAACACCGGAACAAAAAATTGATGACTTTGAATATGATCCAGAATTATCAATTGATAGAGCAAAAGTATATCACGACCCTAAAACGGGTCAAGCAGTCATTACGCATACTGGCACTGATAGTGCAACCGATTGGCTAAATAATTTAGCAATCGCAACAAAAACGTATAAATACACATCACGATATAAAAATGCAAAAAAAGCACAAGAAGCAACAGAAAAAAAGTATGGTAAGCAAAATGTAAGCACAACTGGTCACAGTCAAGGCGCCCGAATTAGTGAGCTGGTCGGAAAAAATAGCAAAGAAATATTGACGCTTAATAAAGCAACAAATCCTTTTGAACAACATTCAAGCAAAAATCAAACTGATGTTCGTTCTTCGGGTGATTGGGTATCGTCATTAAATCCTTTGGGTTGGATGGAAACAAACAAAAAAGTTAAGATTCCAAAACAATCAAATGATATTATTAAGGAACATTCGCCCGATGTTTTATCAAGAATTGACCCAAATATGATAATAGGAGAAGGAAGAAAAAGAAAAGTAAATAAAAAACTGCGTAATTTATGCGACTGTTGTGGAGCAAAGTGTCCCTATTGTCGTTAAATATTTTTGATGTTTAATTGAACGTTCGTGTCTTGCTTTAGCAACTTTACGACAAATAGAACCACAAGGACACTCGTAAGTTTCTTTTCCTTTTTCAGAAATTTCTTCTTTATTCTTTTGATAATAATTAGATTTATATTCGGTAATTTCCTCTTTATGTTCTTTTTGATATTTTTCAACATAAGAATTATTATTTTTATTCCAATTTTTTTTATAAATTATTTCTTCTTCTATTGTTCGGAATGGTTTCTTTACAATATTTACACATTCTTGTTTTTCAATATGTTCTCGTTCTTTCTTCCGCAATTCGTCACTTGTATTGCAAGGAAATGATTCAATTAATTCAATATAACAATTTTGAACTCCATATTTCTCAAAAAGAGTAAAGGAAGAAAGAAAACCATATTTTCCATTTTTCCATTTCTTGTAGTCATCACGATGTTGATTCATTCTCTGACTCAATAATCTTTTACAAGATGACCCTACGTAAGGTAAATACTCTTCTTCTGTATTTACCTTAATACAATAAATTTTTGCTTGTTGATAATCTTTTGCCATAACTCTTATTAACTATACATAACTATTCTTTAAGTCTTTTAATACAAACCATGTTCTTTAACATAACGACTTGCCTCACCTAATGACATGCCATATTTTCTCATCACGTCACCTACAACTAGACCCCTATTTTCAAGCCTCTTATGGCCTGATTTAGGCAGAGTCATTCTCTTTCTTCGGCCACCAAGTGCCTTATTAGTAATACCGGATAAAGCACCAACCGCACCAATTTCTGGAGCAAATTCTGGAGCAAGCAGCATACCAATTGGTGCTACTTTAGCAGCAACTCCGGTAATATCTTTCAATCCAGTTTTGAAACCAGTGCCAAAGTTTTTAAAGAATTGCTTGGCATTACCACCCTTTTTCTTTGACATTGCTCGTCTTGCCAAATCAATAGCAAGCATATGTGAAAAATTACCTCCATGTCCCATACCACTAATAGCACCACTTACGTTACCAACTTGAGATATTTGGTCAGAGTATTCAGGAGCAAGTTGAGCAGCAACAGGGGCTAATTTGCTTACCACACCCAAAGTACTTTTAAGACCAGACCACAACTTGCTCCAATTCACCGCACCTCCGCTCATAACGTGATCTCGTATTTCTGGGTGTTGAGCCATTATTCTTTGTTTTATAGCATTTGTAATTCTAGGAGCTTTAGGTCTTCCGAGTCCAGAAATTTTTCCAGATATATCGCCAACTTTATTAATAGAATCAGAGTATTCGGGTCCTGCAAGTTGAGCAGCAATCGGAGCTGCTTTTGAAACAAACGAACCAACATCTTTAATACCTTTCCATATCTTTGCCCACGGAATAGCTCCGCCAGCAAGATGCTGTTGCATCAACTCTGGATGTTGTTCTAGTAACATTTGTTTAATTTTATTTGTCAATCTTGGTTTTCTACCCGCACCATGCGAAGCAGATACAGGAATATAATCCATGTCCAAATTATTCATAAAAGGTTCAACTCTTTCTTTAAGTATTCCTACACCACCACAACGTCTTTCATATCTTCCACTTCCAACAGCAATAGGATGACTAGCGCGGCCATATGCACCTCCCATATTTGAATGTATAATTTGTTGATTTGAAGGAAAATGTCCATCATTTCCCGATAAAGCCATATCACGAACACGTCCTCCGCCATATCTTTCAGGCATATATTCAAATTCATCTCTAGGATTATGCACGACATTACGTTTAATAATTTCTTCGTATAAAGCACGAACATCAGGATTAAATTGGACAGTCATATACATTAAAGAAAAGAAAAAAAAATATTTATTAATATTATAATGTCGCAATTAAATCAGTATAAGAATGATGTAAGTTCGGATAAGATATACTATGACATTCAAATAACAAATGTAGAAAGCACGAGCGTAAGTCCTCCAAATGTATTCTTTAATGAGTCTAGAAATACTCCGTTTTTAATGTGTCCTCAAGATTATTACATGTCTATTATCCGTTTTACATTGGATACATCAACATTGCCTATATTCATTCCGACCATAAATTCAAGTCAACCAAATGTAAATCAAACCATTTATACTTTTCAATTTTCATACAATGGATTTAATGGACTTGAAACGAGCATTATTTGGTCGCCACAAGATGTATCATTAAATCCACCATCGTTTATTACATTTAATAATAATACAACGCAAGATAATTCAACAGGTTATTATTATTGCTATACTTTTGAATATTTCGGAGCACTTATAAATCAACAAATATTAGCTGCTTTTAATACTTTTGTGAGTGATTATAATGCTACATTACCAATATTGCCTATACCAGCATCAGCTGTTGCTCCAGTATTGGCATTTGATGGTAGTACAAGTATATTTCGCCTTATGTTTGAGGAATCTTTTTTGACAACAAATGCAACACCTATCTATTTTTACATGAATTCTCCTATGTATGATTTGTTTGGTTCATTCAATGCTTTAAAGTTAGGATATAATGCTGAAGGAAGAAATTTTCAGATAATTGTAGAAAATTATGCAGGATTTAATTCTTATTCATATCTTGATGTTATTACAGGAGTAACTTATAATGTTATTGAAGTCATACAAGAATGGAGTACAATTTCTGCATGGTCACCAATATCTGCAATTGTATTTACAACATCAACTGTTCCAATAGCTCAAAATCTTTTATCAAAGCCTGCTATATTTGTCAATGGAAATATTCTAGGTTCTTATGGAAATAATAGTAATTTTCAACTAATTCTTACTGATTTTGTAAGCGATACAGGCTTCTACAAACCAAACATCACTTATGAACCGTCCGCCGAATATCGCCTCTTGGATTTAACAGGTAATCAGCCTTTGACAAATCTTGACATTAGCATTTTTTGGAGAAATAATTTTGGTCAATTAATACCATTTTATCTAGGTTCAGGTGGCGTTTGTACAGTGAAGATACTATTTACAAAGAAAGATAGTGTAAATAACAAATAATTAGACATCATTAAGGACTCCTTGATTATTACTTAAAGATAATCAAAGATTAATATAAAATGCCTCAGCACGCAGAAGATTACTCTACAACAGTTATTTATAAAATACGATGTCTAGATGAAAATATTACAGATTGTTATGTAGGACATACAACAAATTTTGATTCAAGAAAAAATCAACATTCAAATAATATAGGAAAATATGATTATAAACTTTATCAAGTAATTGAACAAAACGGAGGATGGAGTAATTGGATAATGGAAGAAATTGAAAAATATCCATGTGATGATGCATATAAAGCATTAGAACGTGAAAGATATCATTACAATATTTTATCTCCATCACTAAACATGGTAAGACCTTGTCGCACAGATGAAGAAAAACATGAACAAATGTTAAAAGATAGTAGATTAAATAGATTAAGGCATCTTGAAGATAGACGAGAAAGATGTAAGGCGTATCATTTAACGCATTTGGAAGAACATAAAGAAAGGTGTAAAAAATCATATTGGAACAATAGAGAAGAAAGATTAAATTATGGTCTAGAACAAATTCAATGTCCATGTGGAGGAACTTATAAAAAACGAGATAAAAGTCATCATATCAAAACAATTATGCACAAAAATTATTTAGGTTTAATTTAAAAATATTTTTTTCTTTTCACAAAGTATAATGGACAATTTTAAAACGGTGAATCGCCGTTGTTCTTTCAAAAGAAGAGCAAGTCATCTATAGAGGATTTCTTCCATTAACCTCTGATGGCAACACGTTTAAATTGCGGGAAAGTCTTGTTAGGTCTATGATACCAAGTTATATAGGAAACTGTATAATGGCTATAGTTAATTGCTATAGGTATGGTAATAATTCATAGAATAGAGAAAATCCGCAGCGAAATCCCTAAGTCCGTTATGCAAGGATATGGGAGACGTTCAACGACTATAATGCGTGGGGTTGAGAAGTCTAGCAAACTTCAATGATGCCTTAAGGTATAGTCTCGTCTTTGCCGAGAGGTAAAGTTAAGATAAACGACTTATAAAGGATGCGAGGATTGCTGATATTACAAGTCAAGAAGTATATGGAGTTTTGAGTGGTGGCGCTCAATCTACACAGCAGCAAATTGCAGCAACATCTGCATCCACTTCTTCTCTCGTTTTTCAAGTCCAGGTGCCATCAGAAAATATTGTTATAGATAGAAACGTTCAGATACAGGCATCTTTGAGTGTTAATCTTACTATTAGTAATGCTGCTGCATATCGTGCTCAACCAATTCCACAGAATGACGTGGTATTTGATTACGGCACGACTGATGCTTTCCAAGTATTTCCATTAAATTCTTTATTCACAACCTCATCTTGTACTATTAACAACACCAATGTCTCGGCAAATACGCAAGACATTTTCCCGCAACTTACGAGAATGAACTCTGCTCGTGAATTATACAGATATAACTCAACATCTCCTTCTCTACCTGATTCGCAGTGGGGTGTATTTAGTGATGCCACACTAGCAACAAACAACCCTCTTGGTGGTTTTGCGAATAACTCTCTTGATTTGGACTTTGATCCAAGAGGAGCATTTCCAACCATCATCACTGTTGAGCATTTCAATAACGGAGTTTTAATTGATGATTCTCTTATTTCTCTTGGACAAGCAACTGAAACTTGGACTATAAATGTTCAAGCAATTGTTACAGAGCCTCTCTTTGGTCTCTCGCCTTTCACTTGGTGTGATCCTGAATTTTCCTCGCAGGGTATTCTAGGAGTAAATAACATGGCATTTGTTTTCAATATTGATGCCGCATGTAAAAGATTGTGGTCATCTGCAAATGATTACATTAATACTATTACTCTAGTTACACCAGGCTGTTTTCAAATTTGTCAATTACTATTCACTTATCTTTCACTCCAGCCAACTGATGTTGTATCTACCAAAAACGTAGTGCCTTATATGGACTATCCTAGATTCATCTCAAATACTTCTGTAGCAATGCAACCATTTGACCCCACACAACCAAATAACTTGACTGTTACAAAATTAACGAGCAACTCGATCCAACTGAACCAAGTGCCCGATAAAATGATAATTTGCGCCCGTATTCCAATGAGTCAGCAGACTTATGCAAATACATCTTCTTTCTTGGCAATTCAGCAAATTGTTTGCAATTTTAACAACGCCAGTGGTCTTCTATCGTCTGCTACTCAAGTAGATTTGTGGAAGATGAGTATGCGAAATGGTTCAAGTCAGAATTTTAATGAATTCTACGGATTTGCTTCTGTTGCTACTGCCGAAGGTGCAGGAGTTTATGTCCCCACAACCGGGGCGATGCTAGTGATATCGCCTACATTAGATTTTGGACTTCCAAATTATTTGAGTGCAGGCTCACAGGGCAATTTTAATTTCCAATTTAACCTGAGTGTATATAACCAGTTCCCTGACCAAATTACACCTGAATTGGTTCTCATCTGTGTGAATTCCGGAATAATGTGCACGAGTCAAGGTGTATCCTCGCTATACACCGGTATGCTCACCAAGGAACTCGTTTTGAAAACCAACGAAGAAAAAGCAGAAGACCCTATTAGTACCGTAGAATATAGTAGATTAGTTGGCGGAAAAGTATGTAATCAAGCGCTAACCGCACTGCATAAATTGTATAAGAAACGTCACGGAGGTGTGATGTCTGCTGGTGCTAGTTCGGGGGGAGTAATGTCTGCTGGGGCATCATCAGGTGGAGCACATTATGCTAGTAGCGGTGGCAAAAAAAGAGCACATAAAATGCTTTAAGTAGTTATAACTACTTAAAAAAAACAAAATAAGATATAATAGTATAAAATGGGACGAGTGAAAACCGACTATTCAAAAAATGTTATCTATAAAATTACTTGTAATGATAAAAATATAACTGACTTTTATGTAGGAGGAACTACAAATTTTGTGAAGCGTAAAAATTATCACAAAAGAGCAGTTAATGATAAAACAAATAAAATATATGAAACAATACGAGCAAATGATGGTTGGCAAAATTGGACAATGACTGAAATAGAAATATTTCCATGCAAATCTTCCGTTGAAGCAAGAATAAGGGAAGAATTTTGGCGAGTAGAATTACAAGCAAATTTGTGTATGATAAAAGCACATATAACTGAAGAAGAAATGAAATCATACAAACACG